GAGTACGGATACCTGCTTTCCGGTGCTGCCTTGTCAGCTTGCCCGAAGAACACGGTGATAGCGGATATGGTTATTGAGAATATCTTGCATCGGAAAAGTTATAGGAAAATCAGCAAAGAAAGATATATCCCGATGAACCCGAAAAACTTTTATGAATACAGACGTAAGACCGTCGCTGTACTGTATGAGAGGATGCGGTTGTTGGGAGTATGGGAGGATGAAAGATGACTGAAAATCCTAATTACGATCCCGACTACTGCTATGAATGTGGCGGGTATGGAGATGATTACTACATAGACGAAGACGGAGAACTGGTTTGCAGGTGTCCAGAATGTCCGTTTAGCGAATTTTGGGAGGATGAATAAATGCGCTTAATAGATGCAGATAAACTGAAAGAAGCAATTAATAGCTCTTTAAACACAGGGAGAGAAACATTTAGTCCAGAAATTATATATGAAGCTGTGGACGAGCAGCCGACAGCTTTTGATTTGGACAAGGTTATGGAACAATTGGAAAATAGAAGCGCACTGGCAAGACCAGTAGGGTGGTCTAAAGCATATGAAATTATAATGCTGAAAGATGCAATCGAGATCGTGAAAGGCGGTGGAGTTGAATGAGCAGTGCAAGTGCAATATTTGGAACAAAAGCGTATGTATGTGCAAGATATTTTCTTAGACCGGGTAAATGCTTCAAATACATCGACCAGCGTGGTGAGGACATCACAGAACACGTTTATGAAGTCATGGCATTATATCCGTACTGCGTCCTGTTAAGGGATACTAGGAACGGAGTCAGGACTTGCCCGGGGTATAATACTTTGAGCCTGATACTGAGAGGAAGTGAAACATATGAGTAAATCAGCGTTAGTGATAGATACACCAGAGAATTGCTATGATTGCCCGTTCGGAATTTCATACTGCGGTGAACTTGAAAACTTGAATATGAGGGTTTGTGTGAATTAGCTGAATGCTTAGGCTGTAATGTAATTCTGATGACAGAAGAACATTATGATTACGAAAGCAAATCAAGACCTGAATGGTGTCCATTGAAGCCATTGCCGGAGAAAAAAGAGTATATCGTTCCGAATGACAATGTAGAATCACAAAAAGATATTATTGCGGTTGGTTGAAATGCCTGCTTGAGAGAAATCACAAAAGGAGGGGATTCTGATGATTGATTTAACAGGAAAAAGCGTGTTTGTAAAGACGCAGGAAGAATATTTGAGTGTTCTGAAAATAGCAAATCTTCAGGGATTCACATGGGCGAGAGGTGACTGGAACTTAAACAAAGAGGGTGAAATAAATGAAGTTAAGAAAGGCAACATTAACTGATTACGGAGTACCGCCGGATGACATACCGATGTTACAAAGTCACTTGCGGAATCTTAGCGAAAGCGATAAATACAATCTGTTACAGGTATCTATCAAATATGCGCCCGGTATTGAATCACAAATTTATGACAGTATCGTGAACAGCATCGGCTATCGAACAATGGAGAAAATCAGGACGGTTCCTGCAACAGAGAATGACTTTTATGGCTACAAACGCAAGGTCATGGCGGAATATTATCATTTAGCTAAGCTGATTGGCAGACTTTAAAAAAACTTAAAAATTTATAAAAGTGGTAGAGAGCTATGTACGCCCTAGTATGGTATTATAGTATATATAACTATAACTATGCTAGGGCGTTTTATGTCTGGAGGTGAGAAGGTTAATATGGCGGGAAAGTATGAATATTGGCTTTCTCAAGAAGGTCAAGTACTTTTACAAGGTTGGGCTAGAGATGGTTTAACTGACGAGCAGATTGCAAAAAATATGTGCATTTCCCCATCAACATTATATGAATGGAAAAAGAAATATTCGGAGATTTCGGAGTCCCTAAAAGAAGGAAAAGAAATAGCTGATTACTTAGTAGAAAATGCACTTTTTAAAAATGCTCTCGAAGGGAATACCACGGCTCAAATATTCTGGTTAAAAAACAGAAAACGTGATAAATGGAGAGACAACCCGGAACCGGAAATGAAAGAAGAAAAAGAGGAGGGTATAGTAATTGAACTTACCAGAAACGGAGAGAAGATATAGAGTATATAAACATACTGTGCCTGATGGCAGAGTGTATATAGGAATGACTTGCAAAACAGTAAAAGCAAGGTGGGACAGCGGATATTACGGAAACGATGATTTCTTCAAAACTATAAAAAAATATGGATGGGAAGGGATTAAACATGAAATTATAGCCGATAATCTCACCAAAGAAGAAGCCGAACTAATTGAACGAAAAAGCATTACAGAACATCGAAGCAATGAAGAAAAGTACGGATTTAATTTTGACAGCGGTGGAAATTTTGGAAAGAAGCGTTGCGCTCGTACAAAGAAGAAAATGAGTAAGACAGCAACGCAGCTTCATTTCGGCGATAGGCTGCACACAAAAGAAGTTGTAGCCAAAAGAGCGATAACTCAAACCGGAAGAAAACTTTCAGACGAAACCAAAAGAAGAATTGGTGATTCCCATAGAGGCAGTAAAAGTGTTTCAGCCAAAAGGGTTAATCAGATAGACAGATACAATGGTAAAATAATAAAAACATGGGACTGCACTATGGACGTGGAGCGAGCGTTAGGTTATAAAAATAGTGCTATTTCTCGATGCTGTTCGGGTGGACGCCCCACAGCCTATGGATATGTTTGGAGATACGAAGCAGTATGAAAATATCCGCAGATGATTTATTTCCGTATAATTTTGATAATGTGCTAAGAGATATTTTGGAGCACAAACATACTTATTATGTATTCAAGGGCGGACGCGGAAGCTGCAAGTCTTCTTTCGTGAGCATTGTCATTATATTGCTAATGACAAGAAAAGAGAATAGAGATAAACATTGTATCATATTCAGAAAAACAGCGAATACATTAAGAGATAGCGTTTTTTCACAGATGCAATTTGCTATATCAGCATTGCATCTTGATGGCGATTTTAAATGTACTGTCAGCCCAATGAAAATAACATATATGCCAACTGAGCAGACTATAATGTTTCGTGGCGTTGATGACAAAATGAAATTAAAGTCGTTAAAAGCTCCATTCGGATACTTTGCTTTTGCATGGCTGGAAGAATGTGATACTTTTACTGGAATGGAAGAAGTACGAAGCATCCTACAGTCATCGATGCGAGGTGGAAAAGACTACTGGACTTTTATGTCATTCAACCCACCAAAAACAAGACATAACTTCATGAATGAAGAAGTATTAATCCAGAGAGACGACAGATATGTTCATTCTTCTGATTACAGAACGGTTCCAAAGGAATGGCTTGGACAACAGTTTTTTGACGATGCCGAACATCTCAAACAGATTCGCCCAGAAGCCTATGAACATGAATACCTGGGTGTTCCGAATGGTGACGGTGGGAACGTATTTGAATATCTGGAGATTAGAGATATCACAGACGAAGAAATCAGTCACATGGATCGTATTTTCCCTGGCGTAGATTATGGATGGTACCCGGATGCCTTCTGCTATCTCCGAACTTATTACGATTCTGCCAGAGAGAAGATATATCTAATTGACGAGCTATATGTAAATAAATGGAGCAACTCCAAGACCGCTGATTGGATCAAGAAAAAAGGCTATGATGATTACACAATGATATGCGATTCTGCGGAGCCTAAATCTGTGAACGACTTCCGGGACGCCGGACTTCCTGCTAGAGGAGCAATCAAAGGGCCGGGAAGTATCGAGTATGGTTTTAAATTCTTGCAAACAAAGACCATAGTCATTGACCCGAAGCGAACACCGAACGCATATAAAGAAATCACAGAATATGAGTACGATCGGGACAAAGAGGGAAATGTAATAAGTGGTTATCCTGACGGAAACGATCATGCAATCTCGGCACTTAGATATGCTTATGAACCGTTGTTTAACAGAAGGGGGTACAGTGCGTAATGAGAGATAATAAGCTCTTTGATAGAGTAAAAATAGCATACAGATTTATCAGATATGGAAAAGGCTGCGCACGCATCATGGAATGCGGTAAGTGCGGAAGCGTGATAATTGTTCCGATATCCGAAGAGCCATTAGAGGATAAACTAATCAATGATAAAATGCACGTAGACCAGGTGTGGAGCGAATATGTTCAGTGTTGTAAGTGCGGAGCTGTCTGTAAAGAAATCCAGCTATGGAACTTTGCAGGAGATCCGTTAGGCATTGATAAGGATTTGACTGTAAAAAAGGTGACTAAATGGGACTTATAACAACACTAAAAAGGTGGTTTAACATGATATTCAAAAAACAAGCTGAAGAGGATTTTAATATCCAGGCAGCAGAATTCCCGGAAATGGAATCGTTGATTAACCGGTGCGCGAACATCTATAGGGGTGTACCGGAATGGTTAGATGATAAGAACAATATCAAGACGATCAATTTTGCTAAATCTGTCTGCTCAGAGACAGCCCGGCTCGCAACGCTGGCGATCGGCATTCAGATTGATGGTTCCGCAAGGGCTACGTGGTTACAGGAGCAGATTGACAAGGTATATTTCCAGATTCGGCACTGGATAGAATATGGCTGTGCTTATGGAACAGTATTTATCAAGCCCAACGGTGAGAGCCTTGATGTATTTACCCCGGCAGATGTGATGATTGTGGACTATGATAATCAGGAAATTAAGGGAATTATATTTAAAGATTCTTATACTGTTGGACGGAAATACTACACACGGCTTGAATATCATAGATTTGTTGAGACCACTGTGGATGGCGTAACAACCTATCCATACTACGTTTCCAACAGAGCCTATGTGTCAAAATCCCCTCAGTCAATCGGTGACAGAATCGACCTTAAACAGACCAAATGGGCCGACCTCATGGCAGACACACCGCCGATTCTCAAGGCAAACGGTGAGAAGCTGGACGGACCATTGTACGGAGTACTGCGGACACCACAGGCGAACAATGTGGACATTAGTGCTCCATTGGGCTTGCCAATATTTGCCGAAGCCATTGAAGAGTTAAAAGACCTCGACATTGCATATAGTAGAAATGCCGGAGAGATTTTTGATTCTCAGAAGATTGTTCTGGCAGATGATAGACTGTTGATGCCAAGCGGTACACCTGTATCAGCCATGTCACCACAGGGCATGGAGAACAGACGCAATGAAATGAACTTACCGCACTTTGTCAAAAATGTATTCGGGGAGGGCGAAAAAGAATTCTATCAGGAAATCAATCCACAGCTCAACACAGATACCCGTATATCAGGCATAAATGCCCTTTTAAGCCAGTTAGGGTACAAGATTGGATTCTCCAATGGGTACTTTGTTTTCAACGAATCCAGCGGCATTCAGACCGCTACAGGAGTAGAAGCGGAACAGCAGAGGACAGTCCAATTTATCAAAGACGTGAGGGATAAACTGGAATCATGTCTGGATGAAGTTATTTACGCATTGAACGTTTACGCTGACCTGTACGGACTTGCACCTGTCGGAGCTTATGAAGTCAATTATGATTTTGGAGACATCCTATATGTGCGTGAAAACGATCGTGCTAGATGGTGGCAGTATGTGACTACTGGAAAGGTTCCGGCATGGCTGTATTTTGTGAAATTTGAAGGAATGACTGAGGAAGAAGCGAAAGCAATGGTCAAAGAAGCTCAGCCAGACGAACCAACATTATTCGGAGAGGAGTAAAAAGATGGCAGATAAACCAATAACAAGGGAAGAGAAATATCTTGCGTACTTGACAGGTGATTACACGGGCGAACTCCCGAAGCCAATCACGCGAAAAGAGAAGTATTTATACGAATTATGTTTAAAAGGAATAGGCGGGGAGATTTCACCGGAAGAAATCAAGAATGCAGTAAACGAGTACCTTGAAAAGAATCCAGTCAAGCCCGGAGCCACCACAGAACAGGCCGCACAGATCGAACAGAATAAGACGGATATTGGTTCGCTAAAGGAAGATTTAGGCGATATAGAATCAAAATTTGAGATTAAAACCGAAGCTTTTGTTAATAGATGTTCAATTATTAGAAATAACACACCTAACAATTTTATAGGAAATCAAGTAACGGGCGTAAAACAATATTTTGATTTTGGTGAAAATGCAACACTAACAAAAATAAAGATGACTATTAAAGCATCTAATGACGACACTGTCGTTTTAGAAATCGCCACTCTTAATAACGATATTATAGCAACAGCAGAAAAGGCGGTTACAACAGAATATACAGATGTTGTGTTTGATTTAGAGAAAATTGTTATTAAAGAACCTATTTCAGTATTTGTATATACAAAAGGAACCAATTTACTGTCATATGGTTCATATGGAACGCCATATGACGATCCATCATTTTCGTATATTTTTCCTGATGGCACAAGAAAAACAGCATTTAAGTTTGGTACATCAGAAATAATAAAACCCGCAACTTCAGATAATAAGCAATGCTTAGTTTTGTTCTTTGATTATACATCTAAAATCATAAAGGATATCTCTGATTCCATTTCACAAAATATTGACACAACTTTGCTGAAAAGTGGAAAAGCCGCAGACGCTAAAGTAGTTGGAGATAAATTAAGTAAACTAGAAGAAGATATAAATTTTAATAATGCACATACAATTTTTGTTTCAGCAAGTGGTTCAGACGAAACGGGAGACGGGACAGAAGAAAATCCATTTGCAACAATATTTCATGCTAATGAAGTTATTACCGATAATTCAGAAACTAACAGATACAAAATAATTGTAAAGCAAGGAACATATACAGACTTGCAAGAAAAGTATGCCGGGATTGATGGAACTTATTATCAAGGTGTCATTTGTAAATCATATGTTACTTACGAGAGTGAAGATATTACGAGACCTGATTTATGCGTTCTAAAGTGGGATGGTTCCGTAGGATACACAAAACCAGTAACTGATGCAAATTGTGTTAATAAGTGCTTGTTTCATATCAAAGATAATTCGCAAGGAGTTTACATAAAAGGATTTACTTTTGTATCTAAAAATACGAGATATTGTATGCACGTTGAAACCGTCGGCTCTACAAAGGCATGTGATTGGCATTTTGAAAATTGTGTATTTGAATGGGGTGGTAGACCAGACACAACAGATGACGGAACGGTTGCGACATCTTGTATAGGTACAGGATGGTCTCTTATGGAATATGGCGAATTTATAAATTGCGTTATTAAGTGTACAAATACAAATCATGCAAATCACATGGTTTTTCAAACGCATGGAAATGTAGATACTGGATTCTCGTCAATCAAAAGAGGCGAGCATATTAAATTTATAAATTGTTATTTTTCTATTGCTGATGGTTCGGATTATGCACATATTGATTTGAGAAACACAAAAGCCAATCCTACTATCCCATCTTTTATTGAATTTATAAATTGTGCAGGAATCAAATTGTACGTTCCATCCGTTGATTATAGAAAGAATTTTGTGTGTACGGAACAGCGCACATGAGGCTTTAGTTAACCAGTAAAAATCAAAACATGTACCACAACATTTATCGAAAGAGGTGATATACTATGCTTAGTCCAGAATATTTACGGCAAATTGCAGAGGGCAGTGAACAAATAGCAGAAGAACTGCATCAGTATATCATCTCTGAAATCGTATCGAGAATGATGGCAAGAATCGGCAGAGGTGAGGACTACATTCTGACCAATGCTGATGCGTGGAGAATCAGAACATTACAAGAATCTGGTGAACTGCTAGAGGACATTCTGGCAGAATTATCCAGATATACCAAACGCGAACAACGGGAGCTTCTTGAAGCATTTGAAGATGCCGGAATCACTGCGATGAACTACGATGACAAGGTATACAAGGCGGCGGGATTAAGTCCTGTACCACTCAAGCAGTCTCCGGCTATGATAAGGCTCATGGAACGGAATATGCTTGCGACCATGGGCGAATGGAAGAATTTCACACGAACAACCGCAAGTGCCGCTCAGAGGCTCTATATTGAGCAATGCGACCTTGCATATAATCATGTGATGACTGGGGCAGTTGGGTATACGCAAGCCATCAAAGAGGCGGTTAATAACGTTGTGTCAGATGGCGTTACCGTCACATATCCATCTGGTAGAAAAGACACGATTGAAACAGCAGTAGCACGTTCTGTCAGAACTGGTGTGGCTCAGGCTACGGGAGATATATCCCTAAAACGCATGGAAGAAATGGACTGGGATTTGGTTCTGGTCAGTGCGCACATAGGAGCCAGGACAGGTGACGGCGGTGAGAATCTGGGCAATCACTCATGGTGGCAAGGCAAGATATACTCTCGTTCTGGTAAGAGTAAGAAATTTCTACCATTCTCATTGACTGGATATGGAACGGCAAGCGGACTGTCAGGAGTCAACTGTCGGCATAGTTTTGGAGCCAGTGATGGGGAATTTAATCCTTATGCAGAACTATCGGCACAGGACAAAGCTGACAAAGGCAAACAGTACGAAAAAGAACAGCGACAACGCACTTATGAGCGAAGAATCCGCAAGACGAAGAGAGAGGTCCTTGGAATGCAAGCAGCGGTTGACAACTGTAAGGACGAACAGATAAGATTTGCACTCCAGCAAGACCTTGACCGGAAGTCTTATCTTCTCCAAAAACAAAACGCTGCATACAAAGATTACTGCAAGCAGAATGACCTGAGGGAACTGCAAGACCGGCTCATGATAGCGAAGTGGAACCGCCAGAACGCCGCTAAAGCCAGAGGAGCGGCGAAGAGATATAAAACAGCAAAGGGGATTGACTGATGGATAGATGGGAGTATTTTAATCCTAATCCTGTTAAGGGCAAGAGAACAGGAGATTGCGTTGTCCGGGCAATATGCAAGGCAACCGGTTTCGACTGGGAAACAGTATTCACCGGATTAATGATACAGGCGTGTGCTCTGTCAGATATGCCAAGTGCAAATTATGTCTGGGGAGCGTACCTCTATAAACGTGGGTACAGACGCAAACTGATTGAACAATCAGAGCGATATATCTATACAGTCAACGACTTTTGTACAGACCATCCGACAGGCACATATATTCTCTGCATAGATGGTCATGTAGTGACGGTACAAGATGGCAAATATTTCGATACATGGGATAGTGGAAATGAAGTCCCGGTATATTACTGGGAAAAGGAGTAGCTAAATGAGCATATCAGAATTTGTACAGATTTTCCTCTCTATCTGCGGAGGGGTGTCCATTGTCGGAGGGGCGGCAGCTGTAATCTTTAAGTGGATTGCTCCGGCATTCCGACTTAATAAGCGGGTAGAGACACTGGAAGAACATGATAGGCGAGATTATGAAAGTCTTCGGAGAATCGCAGAGCGAGATTCATTAATCCTGGAAGTGTTATCAACCATGTTGGACAGTCAGATCAGTGGGAATAACGTCGAGGAATTAAAAAAAACAAAACAGAAACTTACAAATTATCTTGCGCAGAATCAACGTTAGCATTAGTAAGGGGTATGCTCATGAAATTATATGTGTTCACAAAGAAAGATATAGACAGGTTCTTGACAGAGTGCAATTTTACACCGGATGAAGAAAGATTGTTCCGGCTGAGATGCAAGGAACACACTCTCGAATACTGTGCTGAACAGATGAATGTGAGTATATCCACGGCGAAACGGTTAAGCCGCCGGGTAAACAATAAAATAATCAAAGTGTGTTAAGACGACAATAAAAGCCCCGGGATTATCTCTCAGGGGCTTATTTTGCGTCTTTCCACTATGGAACTATTAAAAATAATTCATTACCAGTTTGATTTTACATTCAGTTACATTCGTAACTGTTATCTGAATAATAACACAAATCAAAGGAAAAAGCAAGGATTGTTTAAATTATCACAATCTGCAAATACTTTCATTCCTCGGTCTAAATATTTCACCGGAATGTCATTAAATCTTCGTTTTCCATTTTTGATCACGTAGTCCTTGTGAATTGTGTAAACAGTTCCGGGTACCTTAATTGTAGACGGTGCATACGCGCACATATCAAGCGCCATTTCCTGTGCCGGCAGAATATCGACAACCTGCACGTCGTCAATTCTTATCAAGTCCTCATGCCGTCCCAGACTTGGGAATGTCCGGGGATTTAAGATTTTCCTGTAAATTACGTCAACTTCTTCCTGGTTATCCGGCATAATATGCAGCCGCAGGTCCAGATCAGAGGCAAACGCTTCATAAATTAGTGTATTAACCCATCCTACAAACGAATCCCCAGATTTCACCCGGACTGGGAACCGCTGCTTAAATTCTTCTGTTTCTGACCCTGCAACAGCACCGCCGCGCCACCTCATGCAAATTTCCGGCTTGTTCATGACTCCATTGCCGGATACGGATATCTTCATATCATGCCAACTGTCCCACCTGCAAAGAAAATGGACCATCCCGGCAATTGTAGAAAAAGGCGGAAGTGGGTATGTTTCGCCCCGCTTGCCATTCCATCCCGGTATTGAAAACCGGGCGGTATCCATATGCCCTTGTATCATTACTGCTTTCATGCGTTCATTTCCTTGTCTGCTCGGAATCCTTCAAGAATATTATTGTACAGACTTTCTGGTATTTCTTCATCCATCAGTGGCTGTCTTTCTTCAAGTTCTGAGTCGAGACTTGCGTCGATGTCTGTAAGCGCCTGCTCTCTGCCGAATCCCATTGCTACAACTTCATTCAATAAATCAATTGTTTTCTTCATTTCTTTTTTCCTCCTGTTAATCAATCCCAATAACCTTAACCCGGGTCTGCAAAATATCCTCCGCAGATTCCAGAATCTCGAAGTCAACAATAAATTCCTCGTCGTCCTGATATACTGCAATCGCCCCGGATTCTAATAATTCTTCGCCGTCCCCGTTTCCGTCCCAGAGTTGGCCGAAATAATAGGTTTTGCCAGTTTCAATTGTGTCGTTATTTCCTAACACGTAGGATAATGTATTTAATTTCATGCTGTTTTCCTCCTTGACTTGTAAGTTTTCAGCAGCTTTATTTTGAATCTTCCAAGACAGCTCGCTCTAACAGCTGTCTCACATAATCCGGACATTTGCTTTTTCCGGATTCCCAGTTTTCAATTGTTCTTTTAGGAATTTTGTATTTATCGGAAAAAGCCCGTTGGCTTAATCCAGTAAAATTTCGCAATTCTTTAATTGTCATATACAATCCTTTCTTTGACTGGCCTTATATTTTTCTCGCTCGTCAAGATATTTCTTTAGATTTCTCCTGTATCCGCGGCGAAGATCTGCCTCACATTGATTGATCTGCAATTGCTTTTTCCGACAATAGTCAGAACAAAGATCTGATGATATACTGGACCGGAACTTTTGCAAACAATATTCATAATATTTGATAAGTTGTATTTTTCCATTTTGCATTCCTCCATTCTTTTTATGCAACCATAATTTTATCAATTACTGTTGTAAGGATTTTTTCAGCATAAGGAGCGGTTTTCATGCCCCATTTGTTTTCAACAAGATCATAATATAATTTGCAGTACCCGGTCAAAATGTTCTGCATAATATATTTTCTTTTAAAACGGTTCCAATTATCAACACAAATCCCGTTTACGGTAAAACAAAAAGCTGCATTTGTATCAGATTCTACAACGTCGAGATACTTTACATAATCAATGTAAATGCGACGCTTTACGTCTTTTTCCCAAACTTTAAAACCGAGACGAATGAGTTTTTCTTCAATAGTCTCTTCTATATGCTTTGCCTCCTCCCATGCTTTCTTAAGACCAGAGGAAATTGTCATTGCAGATTTCTTAACCAGTTCCCATGCTCTTTTCATAATGTTTGATAAGTTGTATTTCTTCATTTTACTTTCCTCCGTTCCTTTGATGACTATATCATACCACCAATTTGGTGGTATGTCAATACTTTTTCGATACTTTTTTGAACTTTTTAGATTGATACATCTATGCAAAAATATAATCAGAAAGGCGGTGCATAAGATGGCATTATATAACAATCCTTATCAATATAGTTTTGGCGTTCCGGGACAGATGAATCAGTTCCAGCAACAGCCTGTCCAGATGCCAGCTCAACCAGTACAGCAACCTCAACAGAATAACAATGGTATCCTGTGGGTGTCTGGCGAAGTCGGCGCAAAATCCTATCTGGTAGCACCCGGGACAAGTGTTTTACTGATGGACAGTGAAAGTGAAAAGTTCTACATAAAATCCACAGACGTTTCCGGTATGCCACAGCCATTACGGACGTTTGAGTATCATGAAGTAGGCACTCAGATGCCGCCTAAACAGCCTGTTCAGAACATGGACAGTAAATACGTCACCAGACAGGAATATGACGATTTAAAGGGCAAATACGAAGCTATCATAAACCGATTAAATTCTTTTTCTGAACCTGTTAGGGCTAATACCGTGCAGGAATCAGCAATCAAGGGAGGAAACGCAGATGAGTAATCCATTATTTAACGCCCTCGGTGGTGGGATGCCGCAGGGAAACGGGCCAATGCAGATGATACAGCAGTTTATGCAGTTTAAGCAGAATTTCAAGGGAGACCCGAAGGAAGAAGTCCAGAAGATGTTACAGTCTGGAAAGATTTCCCAGCAGCAACTTAATCAGGTCCAGCAGATGGCAGGACAGTTTCAACACATGTTGAAAGGAATAAAATAGTACATTACAATCTGGCCAGATTGATGTAAATACACAAAAAGGAGATTATATTATGGATGGAAATTATAGCTTATCAGATATTGCCGCCGCTACTGGAAACGGTAGAAATAATGACGGCATGTTTGGTGGAGATGGTGCATGGTGGCTTATCGTGCTTTTCTTGTTCGTATTCTGCGGATGGGGAAACAATGGATGGGGCAATAATGGTAACGGCGGCGGATATGCAGCCACAGCAGCTACTCAGGCAGACATTCAGAGAGGATTTGACAATTCCGCAGTAATCAGCAAACTTGACGGAATCAACAACGGTCTCTGTGATGGATTCTATGCAGTGAACAACGGTATGCTTACCGGATTCAATGGAATCAACACAAACATCATGCAGACTGGATTTGGAATCCAGCAGGCAATCAATGCTGATACTGTAGCGAATATGCAGAATACCAATGCTTTACAGGCACAGCTTGCGAACTGTTGCTGCGAAACCAGAGAAGCAATTCAGGGCGTAAATTATAATATGGCACAGAATACCTGTGCATTGCAGAACACCATGAACAGCAATACAAGAGACATTATTGACAGCCAGAACGCTGGAACAAGAGCAATTCTTGATTATCTTTGCAATGAAAAGATTTCTAACTTGCAGGCTGAGAACAATGACCTCAGACGTGCCGCTTCTCAGGATCGCCAGAGCGCATTGCTCACAACTGCAATGGCTTCACAGACACAGCAGCTTATTAATGCAATCAATCCGGCGCCGATTCCGGCATATCAGGTTCCTAACCCGAACACATATTACGGATGTGGATGCGGATGCAACACCGGATGCAATTGCTGATAACTTCATATCGAGAGTATCTTTCGATTGATTCGAATGTCGGCTTATGCCGTATTACACAAAGGGGCAGGCTGAGACCTGTCCTTTTATAATATGAAAGGGGTAAAAATTATGGCAGAATTTACAAATGTAGCTGCTCAGACTGTAGCAGCAAATGGAAACGTAGTATTTTCAAACACAGCAGTTAAAGGTTCTAACTGCATTCAGCACAGAGAGGGAAGCGGAATTATCACTCTGAGAGGACTGACTAACCAGTGCAAAGCGAGATTCTTTGTGGATTTTTCTGGTAATATCGCAATTCCAACAGGCGGTACTGTCGGAGCTATTTCTCTGGCTATTGCAATTTCTGGTGAGCCGGTTCTTTCTTCTCAGATGATTTCCACACCGGCAGCAGTAAATCAGTACAATAATGTGTCCGCAGGTATCTATATTGACGTTCCTCGCGGATGTTGCGTTAATATCGCAGTAGAGAACACAAGCGATCAGGCTATTTCTGTTGCGAACGCAAATGTTATCGTAACTAGAGAAGCATAGGAGGTGTGATTATGAGAGACATTAAAGACTTATGTGCAAGAATCGAAGATGAACTTTCCAAAATCGCTGATAATGGACTGACCACCGGAAATCTGGAAATGACATACAAGTTGATTGATATGTATAAAGATATCAAGAATACGCAGTACTGGGACAAAAAGGTGGAATATTACAACACTGTCCTTGATGAGATGCGCGGCGGATACAATGACGATTACAGCGAGCGTGGAAGAAAGCGCGACAGCATGGGGAGATACAGCTCAAATGACGGCAGAATGATGCCAGATTACGACAGGGGCAGTTCTTATGCCAGACGTGGTGAACATTATGTCAGAGGGCATTACAGCCGCTCTGATGGGCGAGATGCTTATGACGACTATATGACACAGAAACAGAGCTATCGCTCCGGCAAGTCTGAAGACTGCAAAAGAAAGATGCTTGCCGCTCTGGAAGAACATCTGGACGAACTCACAACAGAAATGAGTGATATGTCTAAGGATGCGGAGTGCCGGGAGGAACGTGATCTTGTCAAAAGATACGTAGAAAAGCTCCGGGATATGCTCTAAAAACACAAAAGTGGTAGAGAGGTAGTCGAAAGAAATCTGTTATAATGTAATTGTGCAGCAGGAAGCACAAGTAAAACAGTTGTTTTAACATTTTCGTTTTAACCCTCCTTTCTTTTTGTAGCTGGTGCGCGCGCTTTAATGGAAAGTTAAACAGGTTCGAATCCTGTCGTGCGTATTTGCCGTCTGGCACGCAAGATGGCTCACCTCCTTGATTAAGGTTTTTGTTATTTATATTTTTCTTTAAAAAAAGAAATAAATATCTGAAACAACTCGTGGCAGGCATGACACGTTAAACACTTTGCTAACCCGGGAATCCGGGTTGACGGAATGCGCAGCTAGTGGAAAGCTGATAGGGACGAGCAACCTAGTCTCCGGTTCGATTCCGGACATTCCGCTTTGATTCGGTTAGAATTATGCTGCTTGCTTACAGGCAGTCTATGATTTGGCTGAATCACAACATCATGATGCTGAAAAGGTTATGCCTTATCCTGTAGACTGGTGTCCAGTCCGAAAAGGCACTGTAATGTGGCTTCGCCAAGTGGTAAGGCACCGGGCTTTGACCCCGGGAGAGGAACACTCATTCATTGGTTCGAATCCAATAGTCACAGTTACCTTGCCAGTGGTCTAACTGGCTTAATCCATTTACCTGCGGCGGCAGGTCAATAAACACGACCAGGAGGATGTTATGCAGAAACTTATTGACACACTTAAATCATTTGGAATTGAAATCCCGGAGGATAAACAGGCAGATATTAAGAAAGCACTTTCTGAGAATTACAAGAACGCAAAGGAAGTTGCAAAAACTCTGTCAAAAGTCGAGGGGGAGCGCGATGGCTGGAAAGAACGTGCTGAGACAGCAGAAGAGACCTTAAAAGGCTTCGACGGTATCGACCCGGCGAACATTCAGACAGAACTTGCTGGATGGAAGAAAAAAGCCGAGGATGCAGAAAAAGAATTCAACGCAAAAATCTATGACCGTGATTTCTCAGATGCACTCAAAGCGGCACTCGACGATGTTAAGTTTTCCAGCGAAGCAGCAAAGAAGTCTGTTGTGGCGGACATTAAAGAAGCAGGCCTCAAACTGAAAGATGGCAAAATCCTTGGGCTGAATGATCTGATTGAGCAGATGAAGCAGTCTGACGCATCCGCTTTTGTGGATGAATCTCAGCAGCAGGCTCAGCAGAATCAGGCAAGATTTACAACACATGTTTGGCAGCAGAAGACACCAGGAAGCATGACAAAGAAGGATATTGAAGCAATCAAAGACCCATCCGAAAGGCAGGCGGCGATCGCCCAGAACATCCAGTTATTCCAATGATTTTTTTACACCGACTATACGCCAGAGTATAGCCGCTAACCCAATACCTTAACAATTATGGGTAGAAAGGATTTTTTATATGGCAGCAAAAGCTAATCTTATTATGACAAATGATATCCAGGTCACAGCACGTGAGATTGACTTTGTTACCAGATTCGAAAGAAACTGGCAGCACTTACGTGACATTTTGGATATCATGAGACCTATCAAAAAACAGCCGGGTGCTGTACTCAAATCCAAATATGCAGAGGGTACTTTGCAGAGTGGAAAAGTGGCAGAGGGTGAGGAAATCCCTTACAGCAAATTCGTTGTAAAAGAAAAACCCTATGCGGAAATGACTATTGAGAAGTACGCAAAGGCTGTATCTATCGAAGCAATCAAGGACCATGGTTATGAGAACGCTGTTCAGATGACTGACGACGAATTCCTTTTCCAGCTTCAGACTGATGTTACCGGCAGATTCTATGACTATCTGAAAACCGGCACACTTACTTCCACAGAAACAACATTCCAGATGGCTCTGGCAATGGCTAAAGGCCGTGTAGAGAACAAATTCAAGCAGATGCACAGAAATGTGACTGGTGTTGTTGGATTTGTCAACATTCTGGACGTATATGAATACCTTGGAGCAGCTGAGATTTCTATTCAGAATCAGTTCGGATTCCAGTACATGAAAGACTTTATGGGATTTAATACAATCTTCTTACTGTCTGACAGTGAGATTCCAAGAGGACAGGTTATCGCTACCCCTGTTGAGAACATCGTACTTTACTATGTTGACCCGAACGAATCTGACTTTGCAAGAGCAGGACTTGTATATACTGTATCTGGTGAGACAAATTTGATCGGATTCCACACTCAGGGCAACTACCACACAGCAGTGTCTGAAGCGTTTGCGGTTATGGGACTTACTCTTTTTGCGGAGTACATTGACGCAATCGCAGTAATTACCATCGACGAGACACCAACACTTGGCACTTTGACAGTAAATTCCGTGGCAGGAGCAGCAACTGGTGACACAAAAATCACTGTAAATCCGGCTAAGGAAAATACTGGCAATGTGTATAAATACAAAGTTGCAGCAGATGCAGTAACTGTTGGTTATGGACAGAACCTCAGAAACTGGACCACATGGGACGGAAAAGCTGATATTAAGGCAACAACCGGACAGAAGATCACAGTGGTTGAGTGTGATGGAACATACAAAGCACTGAATGCCGGAAGTACAAGCGTAACAGCAAAATCATAAACGCAGGAGGTAACTGGCATGGCTTATGCAGATTATAAATTCTATACAGAATCATTCGGTAATGTCGTGCCAGAAACCGACTTCCCGCGACTGGCAGAAAGAGCCAGTGATTTTGTGGATACAATGACGTTTGACAGGTTGGTGGACGGACTACCGGAAAATGAACGCTCTCAGAAGCGTATCAAAAAGGCAGTCTGTTCATTGGCCGAATTAATGTATCAGATTGAGCTTGCTGAGAAGAATGCAATCAATCAGGCGTCAGCAAGTGCGACCGACACAAATACCGGTGGCAAGTCAACAGGCATTGTAACATCTGTGTCATCTGGCAGTGAATCCATCTCTTACGCAACACCGCAGCAGATCGGAGCGAGCGCAAAGGAATGGAGTGCGGTATATGCCGCCGCTGGAGATGTACAGAAAACGAACGACTTACTTTTAAAGACAGCATTGCCGCTTCTGATGGGAGTAAGGACGGATGATGGAATGCCAGTATTGTATGCAGGAGTGTAATTAGTATGAATAAAATAATGTGCTTTTTAACTGGCGGGCATAAATTCAAAAGTCCTGCCAAATCAAAATGTAATGACAAAGAAAAGACTTGCACCATTACGGAAACTTGCTGTAAATGTGGAAAACAGTTTTCATTTACAGGTACATACAAACAGTTTGGTATTCCAGATGTGAGGTGAAAATTATGGATATTTCAACATTAGGCTCGTGTATAGCAATCGTTATGATCTGCTACATCGTGGGAATGGGCTGCAAAGCATCAAAAAAAATCCCTGATGAATGGATTCCGGTGATCATGGCGATTATTGGTGGAATTCTCGGAGCAGTCGGAATGGGAGTTATCCCAGATTTCCCGGCAACGGATTATATCACAGCAGTTGCAGTCGGCATGTTTAACGGATTGTCGGCTACTGGCGTGAATCAGGTTATTAAGCAGACAGTGCAGAAAGAATAATTAAGGAGAGGGTATCATGTACGAAAAAACGGTGACGATTTTTGACTATTACGAATCAGCCACGACAGGAGATGCGTACTGGTATCCTCATGTTTTATCCGGCGTTGACCTCATTACCGACAAAGGAGCAATCCTTAAAAAGTACGGACCAGACGCAACTGACAACGCACAGTTACACGTTCAATACACTATCCAGAACGGCGATGTAACCATTGCTGACAAGGATGGCAAGATTCTCCCATGGGTGCCCCCTAAAGAGTGGAAAAGACAGATTAACAACGCTCTGGAAGATACTATCACATTCTCGGACGAATCATTCTTCTGGGAGGGCGAGTGGACTGGCGGAACGGTATCTGATGGTGATTATAGGAATGGATTCTATCAGTACATGAATGAGAACAAGGATAACGTGTTTAAGATTACCAGTGTTGGCGGTCCGTATACACTGATTCCGCATTTTGAGATTCTGGGTAAGTAATATGAGTAAGATTCATCATTTCAAAGGATTCTCCATAGTCGATGGAGATATGAAAATCAAGCTGAATATGGACAGGTTTTCCAGACAGTATCAAGAAGCCCAGTATCTCCTTGACGGAATGGTTATGGACAGCATGGTTCCATTCATGCCAATGATTACCGGAAATTTTATCAATCGAACAAGAGTTGAGAGTACATCTTTGCAAGGAACTGGGAAAGTATGCGCGGCGGCGGCTCCTTATGGGCGTTTTCTGTACGAGGGGAAAGGAATGGTTGATGAAGCAACTGGAAGTCCCTACGCAAGACGTGGAGCAAAGAAAGTTCTTGTTAGTCAGTTTTCTGGTCAGACGGCCGCAAAGAAAAATCTTGAATACACCAAACAAGCTCACCCACAGGCACAGGCAAAGTGGTTTGATGCTGCTAAACGACAATACGGCAGCACGTGGATTCGCAAAGTAAAAGCACAGGCAGGAGGTGGTAGACATGGCGGATAAGCCTATCGGAAAAGATGCGACCGGATATGAGATTCTGACAGATGCCATGAAAGCACTTCTGAACCAGTATCCGGGACTATATGAAAATGAAACAATCAAATTTGAGGAACTTGGCAAGGAATCAGGAATTGCGTTCTCGGCAGATAATGGAGCTTTGATCTATTCAGAAAAAGAAGATGTCTGCGGAACAATGCACCAGATATGTCAGTACCCATTTTACGTAGTGTATCGAACAGCATCTGACAAAGAAAGGCAGAAACTATCTGTTCAGAAGTTCCTTGACAATCTCGGTAAATGGATATGTCGAGAACCAGTTGTCATAAACGGCTCTGAGACACGCTTAAATGCGTTTCCTGAACTTTCACAGGGACGAGTGATAAAACGTATCACACGCGATAACTCTTATGGTTTAGAGCCACAGGAGAACGGCGTACAGGACTGGCTATTGCCATTGTCAGTACGCTACGAAAACACTTACGAAGTAATATAACAAGTAACAACCGGCTATCAATTGGAGATAGTCGCTAACCTACACGGCCTTTTAAAAGTTATAGGCAGAAAGGACATTTCTATGGCAGTTACAGGCAAGATTGACCGTAAATATATGGCTCATTACATTGATGCAGGTTCCCTCTGTGGAGGGCTGACGCCGAAGTATGAGCGTCTTGGAAAAGATCTGGAAGAGTACAACGTTGAACTCAATCCCGATACCGAAACATCTAAAAACATCCTTGGAGAATCCACATTCAAACACAATGGCTACGAAGTTTCTTCTGACGCTGATCCGTTCTATGCAGACACTACTTCTGATTTGTTTACAGCATTGCAGAAGATTGTAGATGGACGTCTCAAAGACGATAACCTCAAGACAAAAGCAGTTGAGGTTCATCTCTGGACTGAAGCTACAGTAGGCAAATATGAAGCATATCAGCAGGATTGTTATGTTGTGCCGACATCCTACGGCGGTGATACATCCGGCTATCAGATTCCGTTTACCGTGAACTATGTTGGAGAACGTGTCAAAGGAAAATTTGATATCAGTTCTGGTGTATTTACAGCTGACAGCGAATAATTTTTTTTAGGAGGGTATAGAAAATGGCAAAAACAATTAATACAAACATTGATGATGGATTTCTTCTTTTCACATTCACAAACAAACAGGGTGAAGTGTTCTCTTCATTTAAGCTGAATCCTACCGACATTAACGTTGCAGCAAGAGCGGAAGAATTGGAAACTTTCTTTGAGCAGGCTCAGGAATCTGTTAAAAATGTTTCTTCCAGTAAAGAGATGGCAGAGATTAATAAGCAGATCGAGGACAAAATCAATTATATGCTCGGATATGAAGCATCTAAAGATTTATTTAAAGAACCAATTACCGCAACGACTGTTTTTGGAAATGGTCAGGTGTTTGCCTATATCGTTCTGGACAAAATCAATGAAGCACTTGCTTCAGAAATTGAAAAGAGAAAGAAAAAAATGCAGGAAGTAGTCAATAAATATACGGAGAAGTATACAAAATGACCGCCTATGAGTTACCCACCTCACTAAATATCAGTGGGGTGGATTTTTCTATCAGAACGGATTTTCGAGTGATTATTGACATTCTCATAGCTATGAACGACCCAGAACTGGACGAGCAAGCGAAAGCGGTAGTTATGTTACAGATTCTGTTTGAGGACTGGCAGAGCATACCGGTTGAGTGTCTGGATGAGGCCTGTCAAAAGGCTTGTGAGTTCATCGACTGTGGTCAAGCTGACAATGATCCAAACAAACCGAAGCCCCGCTTAATGGACTGGGAACAGGACGGAGACATGATCGTCCCGGCGGTAAACAAGGTTGCCGGTAAAGAAATCAGAGCCGTACCGTATATGCACTGGTGGACGTTCTTCGGATATTTTATGGAATCCGGCGAGTGCCTGTTCAACACAGTTGTTGGAATTCGCTCAAAAAAGGCGAAAGGCGAACGGTTGGACAAATGGGAAAAGAAATTCTATCAGGAAAACAAGAACATCATTGATATAAAAACACGTCTCAGCGACGAAGAGCAAGCGTACAAGGATGCGCTGAATGAGATGTTGAACCTCAAATAGTTAGGAGGTGAATATATGGCTGCTGATGGCTCAGTCATTATTGATACCAGAATGGACACAACTGGTGTCCAAAATGGCGTATCAGCTATAAAACAGTCATTTAACGGACTTGGCAGCGTAGTAAAAAAAATAGGCGTACTGATTGGCGGAGCATTTGCAGTTGGTAAGTTAGCGCAGTTCGGAAAAGAGTGTGTGGAGCTTGGTTCCGACCTCGCAGAAGTTCAGAACGTGGTTGATGTTACATTTACAACCATGTCGGATAAGGTCAATGAATTTGCGAAGAATGCCATGACCTCAGCCGGACTGTCAGAGACAATGGCTAAACGGTATGTCGGAACGTTCGGAGCAATGTCCAAGTCATTCGGTTTCTCGGAAGCGCAGGCTTACGACATGTCAACGGCTCTGACACAGCTGACTGGTGATGTAGCATCATTCTATAACATCAGCCAGGACTTAGCTTATATTAAGCTGAAATCAGTGTTTACAGGCGAAACGGAAACGCTAAAAGATTTGGGTGTCGTTATGACGCAAAGTGCCCTCGACCAGTATGCACTTGCAAACGGTTACGGAAAAACCACATCTGAAATGACCGAGCAGGAGAAAGTGGCTCTCCGCTTGGCTTTTGTGCAGAAACAGTTGTCTGCCGCATCTGGTGACTTCATTCGTACTTCAGACAGCTGGGCAAACCAAGTCAGGGTGATGCAGTTACAGCTGCAATCTCTCAAGGCAACAGTCGGACAGGGATTGATTAATATTTTCACGCCTGTTCTGAAAATTATTAATATTTTACTGGGTAAACTGGCGACTCTGGCAAATGCCTTCAAGTCATTTACAGAGCTTATCACTGGCAAAAAATCTTCCGGTCAGACAGGCGCGAGTGGTGCAGGCCTTGCCGGAACAGATGCAATGGCTGACACAGCCGACCAATATGGAAATGCTGCCGACAATGCTGAAAAGTTGGCAGATGCGACAAATGATACAGCAGACGCAACCAAGAAAGCTACTAAGGCGGCAAAGGGATATCTTAGTCCTTTGGATGAAATAAATAATTACTCAACGGATAAAAGTACGGATTCATCGTTAAAAGCACCGAGCGCAACCGGCGGACTTGCGGATCAGATGAAAGATGCTGTGCAAAATGTTGATTACGGAAAGATGGCAGAGGGTGAGACAGTTCTTGATAAAATGTCAAAACCACTAAAAAAGATAATCGACAGATTTAAACAGCTGGCCAAGTTAATCGCAAAAGGATTCTGGGATGGATTAGGAGATTACGAGCCGATTTTTGACGGAATAAAAAAGGATCTCGATTCCATATGGAAATCTTTAAAGGATATCTTTACTGATTCAGAAGTTACTAAAGCAGCAAATAATTTTCTTGATTCATTTGCATATGCAATTGGACAAGTTGCTGGCTCATTCGCCAGAATCGGATTAACAATTGCGCAAAACATTATAGGCGGAATTGAAAAGTTTTTAAAGCAGAACACGCAAAGAATAAAGAACTATCTGATAGATATGTTCAATATCGGCTCTGAAATTGCACAAATAGGTGGAAATCTTGCAGTTGCTTTCGCTGATGTTTTCTCAGTTTTCGGCGGAGAAACTGCGCAACAGATCACAGCAGATTTAATCGGAATCTTTGCTGAAATCGGAATGGTTCTTACGGAAACGGCTGTAAAACTTGGCAGAGATATCCTTAACATGATTGCGCAGCCTTTTATCGACAACAAGGACATTTTGAAGTCAGCAATCGAGGGTAGCCTCGGAGTAATAGAAACCGTAACAAGTGGGGTCTTAACAGTTGTTCAAAACCTTAGTGATGCAATATCGAGGCTATACGATGAACATGTAAAACCGTTCTTTGATTCTATAGCAAATGGACTGTCAAGCATATTTGGAACCCTGATGACTGGCTATAACACATACATTCTTCCGGTATTACAAGGACTGGCAGAACAGTTCAAAGGGCTATTAGAGGGACCGTTAGGGGATGCGATTTTAAAGATAGAAACATTCCTCGGAAAACTCATTGATTCTCTGAAACTTCTGTGGGAGTCAGTGTTAGTGCCTTTGATTAACTGGATAATCGCAAATTTGCTTCCGGTTGTGGCAAAGATAATTGACGTTGTAGGAACCACAGCAATAAAAGTCTTGGAATCATTAATTAAAATTATTGGTGATGTAACAGACACGCTGAGCGGAATCATTGATTTTCTTGTCGGCGTTTTCACGGGAGACTGGGAACTGGCTTGGCAGGGAATAAAAGAGATTGCAGATGGAATATGGAATCTTATTAAAGACATTATAACTGGCGCATGGGACGTAATTAAAACTGTGACGAAAGGCGCACTTAAAATAATAAAGACCGTCATCAGCACTGCCTGGAACGCAATTAAGACAGCGACTTCAACAGTCTGGAATGCCATTAAAAAAACGCTTTCTAATTTATGGAACGCTCTTAAATCCACCGCGAATACAGTATTTAACGCAATCAAGAATAAAGTTACAGGTGTGTGGGATAGTGTAAAAAGCAAAACGTCCCAAGTATGGGAAAACGTAACTACATTTGTTTCCGATAAAGTAGAAGCGATAAAAAATGCTATCACTAATAAGTTTAATGCCGCCAGAGATGCAGTCAAATCTGCATTTGAAGGAATTGTGAATTTTATTAAAGCTCCCATTAATCAGGCAATCGGTATCGTCAATAATGCAGTTGGGATGATTAATAATGCAATTGGTGGAATTGAATCTGCGTTTTCTTTTGGGCCATGGGATGTACCTACGCCGTTTGGAAAGAAAAGAATTGGATTTCATGCGACATTTCCGCGTGTCGGAACTATTCCGTATCTGGCCAGTGGCGCAGTTATTCCGCCACGAAGCGAATTTCTTGCGGTATTAGGCGATCAGAAAAAAGGCAATAACTTAGAAACACCGGAAAGCCTGTTGCGCCAGATCGTCCGGGAAGAATCAGGAAAAGGACAGGGAGACGGAAATACCTACAATGTTACAGTCAATGCATCTGGCAGAAAATTGTTAGATATTATTATTAGTGAAGCCGAAATGAGAAGAAATCGAAACGGGAAAAATCCATTTGAGTTAGCATAAGGAGAAGAATATGACACAGGAACAGTTCAAGATAGACAATGTTGTTATAAGAGCACCGGACAGTTATAAACCGGTGTTCGCAACCACTTCTACAGAAGACTCTAAAAGAAGTCAGGATTTGATTATGCACAACACGCCAATGGGAACGATTGGCGGGTATGACATGCAATGGGGTGAACTTTCGTGGGCTGAAATAGCAACTATACTAAACACTGTACTTAATAAAAGTCAATTCACGTTCCACCACAAAGACCCGACTGTTCCGGGAAGATGGATAGACAGAACGTTCTACGCATCAAATTTCAATATGGCCGCGCAAACTCTGAAAGACGGGGAAGAAAAGTGGACAGATTTGTCTATTAATGTAAGGAGGATTGAGCCGATTTGATAAATGTATCTACTCAGTTAAAGAAAGAATCACTTACAAACAGAAATTATTACGTGACAGCAAATGTTACATTGTCAAATGGCACAACTCTTAAGCTAGGCAAAAAAGACTTTTATCTGTCTGGAAATAATCTTGTAGATTCAGCAGACTCCGGGGACTTTCCGGTGGGTGTGGCAATCGCAAAAACGGCAAGCTTATCATTAGTAAACGATGATGGGCGTTTTGACGGATATAATTTTAACGCTGCAAGGTTTGTTATCTTTCTCAATGTGCAGTTATCCGACAGGATAGAAACCATAAAGAGAGGTACTTACATTGTATCGAAAAAGCCCGCAACAGCAAGCGAAATAAGTCTTTCTCTCTTAGATAAAATGCATAACGCTGATAAGGCATATGATTCTAATCTGTCTTTTCCTTGTACGGTCAAGGAACTGCTCTCGGAATGCTGTCAGCAATGTGGAATCACTCTTGGAGATGCAATGTTTCCAAATGCGGATTTTCAGATTCAGAAAGCGCCATCTAATGCGACATACCGTACAATAATCGGAATGTGTGCCGGGATAGCCGGTGGAAATGCAAGAATTGATGAAAATGACTTACTCAGGATTATTACGTTTGATAAGACATTTACCAACGAAACTATTTACGATGGTGGAACAGTAAAAAATTGGACAAATGGTAATGATCTGGATGGTGGCACGCTTAATCCATGGACAACAGGGACTGTGATTGATGGTGGTGCGTTAAGCAATAACGATTATCACGCGTTATTTTCAATTCAGAATCTACAATATGACGTAGACGATGTTATTGTAACAGGCGTCAAATACGTAGAAGACGAGACTGAATATATGTCGGGTCAGGATGGCTATGTAATTACTATTGATAATCAGCTATTGTTAGGAAATGCACAGGCAGGAGTCGAAGCTATTGGAAATCAATTAATCGGTTTGCGAATGCGCCCTTTCTCATGTGACGGAATTGCTAACGGATACGCCACTTTCGGCGATCCAGTCGAATTTATTGATACAAAGAATCGTGTCTTTAGATCATTTGTGACAGACATAGAGTTTGTGTTCGGCGGTTCAACATCATGGAGCTGTAGCGCAAAGAGTGCTGAAGAAGATGCAAGCGAGTTTATTGGTGAGCAGCAGGCAGCGGTAGAGCAAGCAAAAAAAGACGCAGAGAAAAAGCTATCTGCATATGACGTAAAGCTCAAGCAAATGAATGAACTTGCAGCGAACACGCTGGGTTTCTTCTATACAGAGGAAGTACAAGAAGATGGTTCCGTAATTACGTACCGGCACGACAAACCCACACTTGCTGATTCTAAGGTAATTTATAAGACAGGCGTTGACGGATTCTTCTTATCAGTAGACGGTGGCCAGACATGGAAAGCCGGATTTGACAGTAATGGGGATGCTGTTCTGAATATTCTTTACGCTATTGGCATTCAATCAGAATGGATTAACACAAGAGGCTTCACAGCGAAAGACAATAACGGGAATACGACATTAAGAATAGATGCCGACACAGGTGCTGTCACATTAGAGGTCGAAAACTTTACGCTAAAAAGTAGAACTATTGAACAGATCGCCAAGGACGTTGTGGATGGGGCAGTTCGTAATGTGACTATCCCGAACTATTATGGCACGTATACACCAACATTGCAGAACTATCCGGCATCTGAGTGGAAAAGTGAAGAATATGAAAAGCATGACGGCTCGATATTCATGAACTTCTCTACAAGTCAAGTATATATGTTTTCTGGGACTGATGGCATTTGGCAGGAACTGGATACTGAAAAAATTGTCAATTTTGAAAGAGTTTTTAACGCTTTAACGGATAACGGCAAGCAAGAGGGAATTTATATGCAGAACGGACATCTGTATGTAAATGCTTCCTATATTAAGTCTGGCCAGATTTCAGCTGATTTGATTAATCTGAAAAACATTAATATTACAAACAGTTCTGGAATATCAACATTTGTGATTGATAACTACGGAAATGTTACACTCAGACCTAATACATTCGCACTAACAAACGGCGATACAATATATAGCGTTGCGGAAGATAAAGCTTCGACAGCGTTATCGAATGCGAATCGCTATACAGACGAAGCACTTGGTGATCTCGACATAGGAAAAATGTCTAAACAAGAGATTATTGATGTGCTAAGCGATAACAGTAGTAATAAAGGTCTGTATCTATCAAATGGCAATGTGTACATGAATGCCGATTATATTAACACAGGTGAATTAGCAGGATGGCAAGTTGGAAATAAAAAACTTTCAGCAAGTGGCACGTATGGAGAAGTAACGCTAGACGCTTCAACTGGAGAGATTTATTCAAAGACGAATACAGGAGTATATGTGCCGGGGTACGGGACGTTGTATGGAACGCGAATTAGAGGAATCAATCTTTACACAGGAACCGTACACGCAAGCTCAGTTTCGGTTAATACTAGCGTTTCGGCTGGTACTATTAGCGCAACAGAGACCATTGAAGCGGGCGGAATTATTAAATCACGCAGTCACATTGAAGCGCGGAATAACGGGCATTTTTATTGCGTGGGCACGGGTACTGATTTAGCAGATGCTTCTATCAGAGGGAAGTTGAAAGTAAGCGGGACGAAATCAAGATCAGTTTCGACGGTAGACTATGATGAACAGCTCTTTTACTGCTATGAAATGCCAACCCCATTTTTCGGAGATATCGGTGAATCTGTAATATCGGATGACGGGACTTGTATGATTGACATAGATGACATCTTTCAGGAATCTGCAAATGTCGGCATTAAATATTATGTGTTCTTGCAAAGAGAAGGAGAGGGTGACTGCTGGATAGCTGAGAAAGAGCAAAATTATTTTATTGTAAAAGGAACTCCGGGACTTAAATTTTCGTTCGAAATCAAAGCAAGACAAGCTGAATATGAGCATATGCGATTTACTGACCCGGGAGATACGGCTTATACAGACGCAAGAGATATAGAAATCCCGGAACCAAATTATGAGTCAGAAGAAGCAGAGGTCTCGGAACTAGATTATGAATCAGAGCTTATTAACGACAGATTAAGCATTATCAATCAGATGGAGGTAATATCATGAAGAAGATTTTAACAAGTTTTATGAATCTTAGCACTGGAGAGGGAAGCCGTATTGCTTACACCTATTCAGAAGTAGACGAAAGCACAGGAAGTATCATCAGTCAGAACAATAAAGGTAATTTTCTCGTGATGGATGACAGCGTGCAGAAAAATCTTGATTCTGTAAAGAATTACATAAGGAATAATTTCCTTTTATAAGGAGGTAAGTCTAATATGGCCAATACATACACAATACAATTCCGGCGCGGTATGTACGCTGATTTTGATACGTCGAAAATTCGCCCCGGAGAGCCCGTTGCGATTCTTGGCAATGACCCGTCCGTTCCATCTGGTAAAGCCTTATACATTGCATTTGCGGCTAATGATGTAAGGCGGTTGTGTTCCATTGAGGATATTTCAGAGATGGTTAATGCCGGAGAATTTGTTGGTCCGCAGGGTCCCAAAGGTGAAAAAGGTGAGAAAGGAGATAAGGGTGCAGCGGGTCCTGCTGGCCCACAAGGTCCACAAGGAGAGCAAGGAGAAAAAGGTACACAGGGTCTAAAAGGAGAACGAGGAGAAAAAGGTGTACAGGGTCCTACTGGCCCGCAGGGTCCCAAGGGCGAAAAAGGAGATAAAGGTGATCCGGGAGAAAAGGGCGTGGATGGCACCGTGGCATTTGAATCGCTGACACCTGAGCAGAAAGAATCACTGAGGGGTGTCTCTATCACAGCGGTCAGTATCGACACAGATGGAAATTTGACAATAACATTTTCAGATGGTGATAGTGAAAATGTTGGGAATGTTATAGGGCCTCAAGGAGTGCCGGGTCCAAAAGGTGATAAAGGAGATGTTGGGCCAGTTGGTCCGCAAGGTCCACAAGGAGAAAAGGGCGAACAAGGAAAAGACGGAACATCTCTCAATATTCTTGGTACAAAAGAATCTGAGGCAGACCTCCCCCTGAGTGCAGAGAAGAACGACGCGTATTTAATAAATGGAGAAATGTGGGTTTTTGACGGCACGAATTGGAACAATGCCGGCAAGATTCAAGGACCGCAAGGCCCACAGGGTCCGGTTGGTCCGCAAGGGTCAAAGGGCGACCCAGGACCGCAGGGCGTAAAAGGAGACCCCGGAGAAAAAGGAGATACTGGCGCGCGAGGAATCACATTCACTCCTGTTGTAGACAGCAAAGGAAATATAAGTTGGAGTAATGATGGAGGACTTGAAAACCCCCAGACGGTAAATATTACCGGGCCGCAAGGCGATACGGGTGCGAAAGGAGATGTTGGACCGCAAGGAGAAAAGGGAGAGGTTGGGGGTGCAGGACCTAAAGGAGACAAGGGCACTACATTTATCCCAAGTGTGGATACTGATGGAAACATAAGTTGGAGCAACACTGATGGAATTGCCAATCCCGAAACAGTAAACATCAAAGGACCAAAAGGAGACAAGGGGAGTGATGCGACTGTCCCGATTGCTACAATTGAAATTCTTGGCAAGATTAAGCCTGACGGCAAGACAACATTCGTAGATGAAGATGGAACGCTCCACGCAAAAGGCGGTGGCGCAACCATTACCCCTCCCAAACCCGTAAACAACCCAATGGTTGAGAATGCGAACGCATCAGTTATAATTAAATGGCAAGACCCAGAGAATACTGTAATTAGTGGCTCAACAACCTCTACATGGGCTGGTACAAAACTCGTAATGAAAGAAACGGGCTATCCTGCAAATCCAGATGACGGAATACTTGTGGTTGATAACACAGTTCGTGACAAATACAAAACCACAGGCTATACCGTTACAGGGCTGACAAATGGCAAAAAATATTACTTCACATTGTTTCCATATTCTACCGATGGCATATACAACTACGATGCAGGAAACAGGCTTCTCGGTGAACCAGAGGGTTTGAAGATTGTCACATTTGCCGATGGAACAGATGCTGAAATCACAAAGATGATTGAAGCGCATTACGCAGGCAAAATCAACATTGGTGATTATTGGGCGGTTGGTGATAAGAGAACCATTCATCATAACGCAATGTCTGCAACGGGTGTAAGTGAGTCACACAAAGCAAATGATTACGCTTATGTGATTATCGGAATTGAACATGATGACTTAGTGACTCCTATCAATGGTAAGACCAAAGCTGCTATTACAATTCAGACAGAACGTATGCTGTATTTAGACACTACGACAAAATATAACAGTTCTTATGATACATCACATGAATGTGGTTATATGAATAGCTCAAGAACAAACGATGGTGGTTGGCAAGACTGTGAAAGACGTATATGGTGCAATGAAGTGTACAAGAAATGCTTGCCTACTTATATTCAGAATATGATGAAGCAGGTCAAGAAAAAGACATCAGGAGGTAGCTCAAATGACTATGCGTTTTTACCATCTGAAATTGAAATTTTTGGCAGTACAACGTATTCTTTCGCAGGAGAGGGGAAACAATATCAGTATTTTAAAAATGCTACTGCCAATAGATATAAGAAACCACGTCATGGCAGTGACTATGTATCTGGCTACTATTGGGAGCGTTCACCTTTCTCCAGCGGCAGCAATTCCTTCTGTCGTGTGAGCTTAGACGGGGGTGCGGGCACTGGCGATGCCAGTGACACTTTTGGCGTTGTCCCTTGCTTATGTATCTAAAATCCTAGCAAATCGTAAGGCGGTTAAAAAGATTTGCGACAATCGGGAAAGCAAATTAATGAATTATTTAGTTGAATAGCTAAGAACAGGAGGTACATATGGATAAAAAAGAAATTGCGAATATCTACAAAGCCATCAATCGAGTTTCAAACAGGCTGAATGAGATGTCTGAAAAGTTAGATATTGTGATGCAGATGCTTAATGCAGAATCTAATCGTAAAATTCTAATTAATAGTGATGGTATTGACGGTCTAGCTGAACTTGTATCAACGCATGATTCAGCTTTGGACGAACTGGCTACATTAGTTTCGAGCATTAGAGGTGAAAACAATGGTTAAATTTTATGAAGAACGAGTAATCAATGGGTTGAAAAAATGGACAGATGTTCCTGAGTTGTGGAATAAGAAGGTGATTGAAAGACTCCAAAAGGATGGCTATGTGCTGAATGAGGATGGGACAGTAACAGAATCAAAACCAGGAATAGTGAAATAAAATACGTGCAAGGGAGAAAATATGGAAATTAAAGGAATTGACGTATCATCTTATCAGAGTAAGCCAGACTGGGCGAAAGTATCGAATTCTGAAATTAAGTTTGCAATGTTGAGAATCCATCAAAAATCTGGAACTGATTCCTCTTTTGAGTATAACTACAAAGGATGCAAGTCAAATGGAATCCTTGTCGGCGGATATAAATACAGTTACGCTCTGACACCGGCACAGGCAATTGATGAAGCTGAGAGCGTAATTTCTGTTCTTAGCGGACGCGGAATGGACTTTCCAATCTTCTACGACCTTGAATGGAGTCAGCAGAGAAACCTTGGAAAACAGGCGATTGAGAACATTGCAGTAGCATTTCTGACCAGAATCAAAAAAGTCGGTTATAAGGTCGGTATCTACTGCAATCTTGATTGGTACAATAACGTTCTGTCAGGTACCCTAAAAAAGTACGATTGCTGGATTGCTCGTTATCCGGCTAGTGATAATGGCTCTGTACAGGAAAGATTGCGTCCATCTGTTGGTGTAGGCTGGCAGTATTCCAGTAGAGGAAAAGTGTCCGGCATTAGTGGTAACGTTGACATGGATGTATTCTATAAGGATTACAAAGAGGAGGTTTCTGCAATGGATAAAGCTATTGAAAAAGTGATTCTCATTGCAAAAAATGAGATTGGATACCTTGAAAAGAAGAGCAATAGTCAGCTCAACAGTAAGACTGCAAACGCCGGTTCGAATAACTATACGAAGTACTGGCGAGACATTAAGCCATCATATCAAGGGCAACCTTGGTGCGCAGCATTCGTGAGTTGGTGTTTTATGGAAGCATTCGGACAGGAAAAAGCAAAAAAACTGTTGAAGCACTGGCCCTATGTTTACTGCCCAACACTTGGTAATCTGTTTACAAGGAACGCTAATCCAAAGATCGGTGATATTGTAATTTTTTATCATAATGGAACTTTCACCCATACCGGCATCGTAACGGCTGTAATCGGAGACAGGTTCTATACCATCGAGGGAAATACTTCTGGTGCGTCTGGAATTATTGCAAATGGCGGCGGTGTCTGCGCAAAGAGTTATCTTAACAGCCAGATGCCCGGAACTAAGTTCTGTACACCAGATTATAATATTGCATCTGATGCATCTGTACCCGCAAAATCTGAAAATGCATTGCCTAATACCGCACAAACAGGAGAGAAATATATGTTTAATCCAGAAACAGTAAAAGCAGGAGATAAAAACACATCTGTGCTTCTTTTACAGGAAATTTTGAGAGCCAGAGGTTTCAAGGGCAAAAATGGCAAAGTCCTGAAACTCACCTGGACAGCAGACACAAATACAATCTACGCCCTGAAAGCATATCAGGAATCCAGAAAAGAAATTCTGGAAGTAGACGGGATCTGTGGGCCTGCAACATGGAAAGACCTGATTGCAATCTAAAAAAACTCCCGGGGCTAAGTTCCCCGGGAATCTTTTTATAAGCATATTTTGTATCATTTCGGAAGTTTTAGACTGTTATCGTTAGTCACACGTTAGTCACAAATAAAAATATTGTTTCCTAATATAATAGTGCTAAAAACACTGTATTTACAGGCATTTGCGCATTATTCTAAATTCTGTTTGTTAGTCATAATCAATAAAATTAAAATAATGAAAATGAAATGAAGGAAATCCTTGCAAAATCGCTGAAAACGTTGATTTTAATAGGGTTTCCGGCATTTCGATAATGATATTTCGGTTGTTTTAGAAAGATTAAAATGGGTTCCGTTAGTCACAGTTAGTCACAAATGGAACTTCTATCTTTTCTATTTCTGCCCGGAGTTCTTCCAGTGTCCTGTGTCCATACACCGCGTTTGTAATATCTCCACCAAAGGAGTGACCGAGCATTCGCTTCCGGTCGTTCTCCCGGACGCCGTATTTTTCGCACAGGGCGGAAAAGGTATGTCGGCAATCGTGCGGTGTGTGCTTCGGATTGCCGACTATCCCTAAACGTTCCAGTGTAGGATAGAACAATGCTTTTCTATAGTGCTGCTGAGTATATACGCATAGCTTCCCGTCTTGCGTCAGTACTTTCTGTTCGACAAAATGATATACAGCAGGATGTATCGGAACAATTCTGTTTTTACCGGCTTTTGTTTTGATGCCGCCTTGGAAGCATCTTTCTTCCAAGTTAGTTGTAAGTTTTAGTACTTCCCCGATTCTCCATCCAGAATAGCACATGATAAGAATGAGCTGCACTTCTGGATCGTCGGTATTGTTCCACAGTACTTGCAATTCCTGATCGGAAAATGGTGTCCCATGCTCTGTGTCATTATCGGCGTTGACATGGACATATAACGCCTTATTTTCCGTTACAATTTCTGAGTAGACTGCATATTTGTACATCTGCTTGAACAGAGTCAAAATAATCATCTGGCTTTCTTTTTTTAGCGTACAGTCGTCAATAACCTTTTGCATATCAGGAGCCTTTAAATCTTCGAATACGCGATCGTGCAGAGCAGTACAGTTTGTGTAAGCTGTCCGATATGCTTCCTTTGAACTGTATGACAGTTTTGTCCCCTCTGGGAACTTCCACGCATAAAACTGCTCATATACATCTGAGAACGTCAATTTCTTGATTTCCGGGTGTTTATCCTCTACGCCCTTGATTGTATTATAGTCGGCAATTAAGCGGCTTATAAGAGTATCTATGTCGGTTGTAGGGGATACCTCAAGAGTCCGTTCCATGCCGGGTTGATACGTGCCGGCTTTGTATGCTGTCAGGACAGTGAAGCCTTTTATCCAGTCGTCTACGTAGCAGATCGCCGGCGGACGTTTTAGTTTACCATTAGCACCCGGTGTAGCTGGTGGATGCACTGCGAAGCAGTTTCTCCGGTTCTTGCCAAGATACCGGATGCTGCCAAAATTATTCGGCAACTTTGGATATTTCTTTCTTTTCTTCGCCATTTTTATTCCTCTTTTCTTTATAGCTGTTTTTAGGTATAAAAATAACAGCCGAACAAATTTTCTGTCTTGTTCGACTGCTCCGAAGATGATATAATATGTTTGTCAGAATATTACATTTCTTCGGAGATGCATAAACGCCGTCCCGGTATGCCAATACCGGGCGGTTTTTTATTTAATTATGTGATTTCCAATTTACTCTCATTACAATTCCTACAATCCAATAAATTCCACCAGTGAAGATTCCTAAGATAAAAATCCAAAACCAACTTAAATACCATGGCATTTTCCGCTTTATATACGGTGTACCTGAACTCGCCGCTGAGGACGCAGAGGAAGATGCGGAATTGTTAATGATGATATCTCTATTATTAGAAGTCAATTGCTCTACTTGTTTTCCACACTTAGGACACACTACGCAGTCGTCGTCAATAAGTTCTCCGCAGTGCTTACAATATTTTTTCTTTTCATTCATGATAAACACCCTCCTGATATGTTTTCGCCACGCTTCGCACTTTTTATGCGGATTATGTATTTTGTACCGCTGATTTTGCAATATTATGTAAAGTACGGTTATTCGTGGTATTTTTATTTTATCATTTTAAGAGCATATTGTAAAGATTTAGAATGAAATAGAGTGATTTAGATGAAAAAGAAATGTTTTAAGTGCTTTGTACTTCTCTTGCTGATCTATAAGGTATTTAGTCTTGTACATATCCCACAAAAGATAATTTCGAATAATAATCAGAAAGATATGCAGATAGTTCATTCGTATACGATATATCAGGACTATTCTGCCCAGAAGTATCCACATACAAACAACGGCGGTGGAAAAGTTTGTGATCTCGCATTTTTCTTCTGTGAAAGCATAATTTTCTTTGAGATTGCAAAGTTCGTGTATGAAATAACAAAAGTCCATGTGTATATTTGGCAGTTGCCAAGAGTCGGAATTGATAGCATAATAGCAAAAACAAACTAATGTTCGGTTATATTTCCCACAGCCGGACATATACTGTAGTGTAGGTGGTAGTTGCGACAGGGAGGGTTATTTATGGATTATAAGAAAGAGATTATTGAGATGATAGATAAAATAAATGATGACAGTCTGCTTGAATTCTTCTATAGATTCATTGCCAGAGTATTAAAAAACCGGGGAAATTAATCCCCGGCTTTATTTTTGGAATAGAGAGCATCTACGTAGCCATAAACTAACTGTTGGTCGTCTTTTGGAAGATTAGTGAGTTTTTCAATGCAGGACAGTAGCTGCGGATTTCCTGAGATATCTGCGACTAATTCTGCATTGTCTGGCTTATGTTCCGTCCATCCCATTAAGTAAGCAGGCGATACGCCTAATGCCTTAGCATAGTCACGCACTTTCTTTATAGAAAGTTCTCTTGAATTTTCAACCTTATTCACGGAAGATCTTGACTTATATCCAAGTTTTAATGCCAATTCTTCTTGCGTCATGTCTAAATTTTCACGGCACTTTCTAATTCTTTCTCCTATGTCCATGGAGTTTACCTCCTTTCTGCTTACAATGAGAGTATAACATGTGTTGAAAAATATTTCAACATTTTTTGAAAATATTGTTGACAAAAATATCAACACGAGTTATAGTGTTAAATGTAGACAGAAACATCAACAAAAAGAAAGGAGGAACAGGAATGGTTGATACTCCATTGCTTGAACAGAGAATTAAAGATTCTGGAAAGAAATATGGATATTTGGCTGAGAAATTAGGGATTTCAAGGCAGTATTTCAGAATGAAATGTAAGAACAAGGCAGACTTCACAAACAGGGAAACAGATATCCTCTGTAGTGAACTTGGAATCACATCACTTACTGAGAAAGAAAAAATTTTCTTTAAAAAGTAGACAAAATCATCTACAAAGTTCTTAACTTGGAGGTGAAAACAAAATGTTAGATTATTTCGTCAGCGAAAATATTCTTGGTCAGGTTTCAATTCAGCTCGAAATGACGAGCCACGATTGGTCGAGATTAAAAACATCTGCCGCGTGGACGCAGGTGGAGCAGATTCTAATGGAATCTGAAAAACAAAATAACCACTGCTTCCGCCATAACCAGACAGGCAAACCGGAAGTGGTGCATTGTACAAGTTGTTGGATGAAACGGTTTTTCCACCGTTTTTTCGTTCGGAAGATGCGACGGTAGTTGGCAGTTTATCACATGGATATGTGTTTCCATTAATAACGATGGAGACATCTGTGATTGATACGGCAGAATTTGAAAGGTTATCAAATTGGATATAAGCCAGAGCCAATTGCTTCTCTGCACTATATCCGAAATAAGGTAAGCTTAAACGAATTTTTCGCCGTGATTGAATCACTTGCCAAGCAGTGCCGGCGGAACCTATTAGTCCAAGCAGAAAAGTGATGTTTTCAAAAGTAATAATTTCTTTAACAGAATTCAGAATTGAAATAATTGGATTCATTTTAATACCTCCCATCTACAGGGAGTATACCACAAGAAAGGAGTGAATACATATCAAAAAGAAATTATTAATTATTCCTATATTGCAGGGGTTGTTTTTCTCTCTGGTTGTAAAGGGAAACTGAAAGAGGGAGAGATTTACAATAAAGAATTTATTCCTGCACATACAAGAAACAGTTCTGATCTCTACAGTCCGAACTAACGGAAAAACGTCATATACAACCGTAATACCTTATGTGTATCACTATTCGGATTCTTATAAAATAGATATCCGTGATTACAATGAGAAGGAAAAGGAATATGACACAGCTACTTATTATGTAACTGAAGAAGTATATAACCAATGCGAAATTGGAAGTATTTTCAAATATGAAAAAGGTCGGGATTTTGCTGAGATTCCATATACTCGCAAAGAAGCGAATTCTGGCCAGAAAGAAGGTAAGAAAGGAGCATAAATGAACGCATTACAATTTAACAAAGCCGTCAGCCAACACTGCAAAGAATCTGGTGGAGACTGTTGCAAATGTGACCTACGGCTTTACTGTTACTTATCGCCCAGTGAGCGACCGGATGAGTTAGTAAGCCTGGTTATTGATTTTTTGCATAACCGCATTGAAAACCATGGTCATTATACCCATCACAGTGCGGCTTCATTTCCGTGTATTGATGATATGGACATGAGCACCGCAGTAGGCGGCGACTGTTACCAGAAACCTCATACTCTTCACAAACAGTCACATGCTTGTGAATCTTGTGGCAGTGATACAGTCGAGTGATTGTTTCAACCATATAATTCCCCTTTCGTTATACTCGGCATGTCGGTGCCTGTAAATGCATTATAGGTAGAGGGGAAAGGAAATACAATAGGTTGATGGGAAGACGAAAGATTTTTCTAAAAAGAAAATAAGAAAGGAGCATAAAATGAGCGAAGTTGATACTTACATCAAAGAAAATGCAGAAGTTCATCAGTTTGCCGCAGAGGTTGCGAGAATCATATCAGGCATTCCACAAATGCCAGAGTTCTCATCAGAGAGTATGAGCGTATCTGATGCAAGTCAACTGATCGGACTTCCTGTAACAGCAATCCGGGCAGGGATTGTATACGGGTGGCTGCCGATCGGGACAGCAATTCAGAATAATAAGCCAGCAAAAAGCCTTTCCGGTGGCCGAATCACATACATCATAAGCCCCAGAAAAGTCTATGAAGTGACCGGACATGTCTGGAAAGGCAAAGCTGCTCTTAATAAGTAGGTGCCCCGGAGGGAGATGACGCCTCCACCCCGGAGCTTGCATCTACTAAATCGCGCTTAGTAGATACAGGTTAATTATAAGCCTCTATCTGCTAATTGTAAAGACAAATAAGAAAAAATAAGGAGAAATTAGCACGATATGAGTGAAATTAGAAACGAAAATCAGCCAACATGGGCTGACATCGAAGTAGCACTTGCGACTGAAATTGTCGAAGAAAGTAAGAAAAAGTCAAAAAGATGGTTCACGGCATGGATTGTGACAGCCGCCGCACTGGTGGCAAGCAACCTTGCGTGGATCGCAGGAGAAATGAAATGAAAGAATATATGCTAATTGCTGTTTGTATGCTTGCCGGGAAATATGTGGATGTACCTATCTGGCTAAACATCTTTTTCGGTATCTCGGCAACATGGGCAGCACGCCAGATGAAAGCAGACTGGCAGTAGAAATTAAGGAGGATAAGAAAATGTTCGAGAAAGAGATTGATGAAATTTACGAACTTTGTAAAAGAGTTGTGAATGAAGTTCCGGCAGCAAATGTCACCTTTGATTTTTCGGGCTACGGTTTGGAAGTAAGAGGGGTTAAAAGGAAAGAAGATGTTCTCCTCCCCAAAGACAAATTTAAATGGGATTTATATCAGAATATATCTTTTAATCCATTTTCCGAGAAAGAAAGCCATGAAAGCCTCAAAGTAATCAAAACTTTCTTGCTGGAACTTCTGATAGATGGGAAGTGTCCAAATGAGTAAGCAGATAGCGATTATGAAACTTCTTCCCAGTCTGGAGATAGTAGGATGTATTAATGAACTGCTTGGAGAACTTCAATCCAGAGGGGATTACATTCTGGATTATGAAAACTGTGACATGTCTCTGGACCATGTGGAGTACCACAAAGCCGAAGATATCGATGGAGAGAAGTTCGGAGATGCATCAGATAACCTGTATTGCTTTTTTAAGGTGGTGTGAATATGTTAAAGAATTTTAATGAGATGAGAAAAGTCGATGTGCTTCCGTATTGTGAGAAACGAGAAGGTATGTTGTATCTGAACTGGGCAAAATGTATTGACCTTCTGCATGAGAATGGAGCTGAGGCTGTGTATTTCGTTCCAATCCCGAATGAACGTACTGGGGGAAGCCTTTACTATTCAGACGTTACATTTACGGACAAGAATGGCGTAACGAACCGGGCTTATGAGACCAGAATCAAGGTTGTGATCGATGACAAAGAATATGTCATGCAATCTCCGGTAATGAATGGAACAAACCCTGTAAAGGATAATTCCATGAGCCAGCAGAGAGTGTGGAACAGTATGTGTCGTTCCTTTGTGAAGTGCGTGGCCATACATACAGGACTGGGGTTCAATCTCTGGTTAAAAGAGGAGCATAAGCCGTTCAGTAATGAGATACCGGGTGATGAACCACTTGCTACAGCTGCACAGGTTAAGACAATCAAGAGCATAGGACAGAAACACAACATTAACCTGGAATACTGGATCAGTTCCAATGGAAAGAGTTGGAAAACTCTTACAGAAATTGATGCAGGAAATATGTTGAACGCCTTGAAGGAAAAGTATGGTGATGACTGATGGAGTTTAAAGGCAAAATCTCAGCCATGTTCAGGGATATGGTGACAAGGAACTGGAACATTACCATATCCACCGATCAGGACATCTCAGAAGCACTTCAGACGTTCTCAGGGAAAGAACTGGATGTGAAGCTGAAACAGCACAGGGAGAAGCGCTCTCTTGATGTAAATGCTTATTACTGGTGTCTTCTGACGAAGCTGGCAAAGGTGCATGGCTGGGCGAACGCAGAAGCTCATAACCGGATGCTCAGAGAGTATGGACAGTTCGAACGGGTGGAGGGACAGCTGATCGCTGTTCCCTTACCCGATACTGATCAGACAGAAAAAGAGGTTCTGAATAAGATGGAATATCATTTAGCACTGTCTCCTAAGACTACTGTTATGAGAGGTCAAGTAAAGCGTGTATATCTCTTACTGAGAGGTTCCAGTACCTACAACACAGAGGAAATGGCCAGACTGATCAGCGGACTTATTGAGGATTGCAGAGATTCCGGCATTCCGGACAGCGAGATCATGACACCATTTGAGAAGCAGAAACTATTTGAACAGTACGGAATAGGAGGAGAACATGAACAGAAGGACAAGAGCTTTGCAGTTCAGACCGGATGTTAAGCGAAAGATCATAGAGAGAGATCATGGCTGCATCTTTTGCCAGATCGGATTCTATATGAATGCCAGTGTAGATTTTCAATACAAGCAACTTGATATCATGCACATCGTAAACCGTTCACAGGGCGGTCTTGGAATCGAGCAGAATGGAGTAACAGGATGCAGATACCATCATCAGCTCCTTGACAATGGTTCCAAGGGACTCAGACCGGATATGATCAGTTATATAGAAGAATACATGAAGCGTCTCTATCCGGATTGGAACAGAGAGATGCTTGTATACCACAAATAAGGGTGCCACTAAAATTCACATAGATTTCTTCCTTCCCATGTGAGCCTGTCAGATCATGGGAAGGGGAAAGGAGAAACATGAACAGCAGAAATAAAGGAGCTTCCGGCGAAAGAGAAGTAGCCGGTATCCTTCGGGGCTACGGATATAAAGCCAGAAGAGGCCAGCAGTACAGCGGGGCCAATGGTGATGCGGATGTGGTCGGACTTCCCGGAATCCACATCGAAGTCAAGAGAAGAGAGAAGCTCAATATATATGATGCCATAGACCAGTCTAAAAGAGACAGAAAGCCAGAAGAACTGCCAGCAGTGTTCCACAGAAAGAACCACTGTGAATGGCTTGTGACAATGCCTCTGGAAGAATGGATGAAGATATACAGGGAATGGGAGGCTGGTTATGGATTACGTGAAGATCAGCAGGAAGATTCTTGAATGGGAATGGTATAAAGATGTAAACACCAAGGTCGTGTTTTTCCATATCCTCTTAAAGGCAAACTGGAAGAACGGACGGTTTCAGGGAATGGAGATCCCCAGAGGTTCTTTTGTTACATCTTACCAGTCTCTGGCTGAAGAAACAGGACTGACAGTTATGAACGTAAGGACAGCCATAAAACACTTAAAGCTAACACAGGAGATAACAGTCAGCCAACACAGTAAATTCAGCGTAATTACAGTAAAAAACTATGATGCCTACCAGACAGCTAACAAGGTAGCTAACAATCAGCTAACAGGCAACCAACAAGCAACTAACAGGCAACTAACAACAATAGAAGAAGGGAAGAAGGAAAGAAAGGAAGAATATAATAAATCTCCTAAAGGAGATTATGAGAGCAGAACTCCGGAAAGCAGCATCTATGCCACGATTCGTGAATTATACAATTCCGTTTGTGGGTCGTATCCCCGCCTGGTAAAGATGTCTGACGCAAGAAAAAAGGCGATCAATGCCAGATTGAAGACCGGATATACTCTTGATGACTTCCAGGCACTGTTTAAAAAAGCAGAGGCTTCCGACTTCCTGAAAGGCGCAAACAAGCGCAACTGGTCAGCAACCTTTGACTGGCTGATCTGTGATTCCAACATGGCAAAGGTCCTTGATGGAAACTATGATGCGAAAGGAAGTGGAGCAAATGAGCCAGAGCCAACAAACTCCGTCCGGTTATGGTGAGTGCCCTGTATGCCATGGAACCGGCTGGGAACTGTACACAGCAACAGTCTTCACTTACGGTGATCCGGAAGAAGCGACTTACGCAAGACGCTGCACAAAATGCACCGGAGTAAGACGTGCTGAAGATCATACAGGCGTTCCGGCAGAGTATCACGATGCGGATTTCTCGAAGTTTGATTTCTCGGCATATAGAATTGACATGAGCAAGCTGAAACTGCTCTGCACGGATATTCTGGCCAACTTCGACAGATGGGATAAAGCCGGCAAGGGCTTATATCTCTGGAGCAAGACACCAGGAAGCGGAAAGACATTCCTTGCCTGCTGCCTTGCAAAATCCTTGATGATGAAATACGACTTGCAGATGCGGTTTATCACCGCCCCGGATTACATAAATGCAGTCGGGGACAGCTACAAAAGAGATCGTGGCGAGGAAGACGGCAGCGAGGTTTACCGGGAATGCAAACTGCTTGTGTTAGATGATATTGGTGCCCAGGCAGACAAAGAATGGCAGAGCCAGGAACTCTTCCGCCTGATCAATAAACGGATGGAGGATGGCAATATAACCATTTACACGTCCAACATGAGCACAGACAGTCTAAACGTGGATGCCAGAACCAGAGACCGGATTGTGAAGACCAGCGTAGAACTTCAGATGCCGGAGGAGAGCATCCGGAAAAAGAAAGCAGCCGGGGAACAGAGAGAATTCCTGGCGGGGATTATAGGGTAAGGAGAAACAAGATGAAGACAATCAGTGAAAGAATCTGGGAAGTAAGAATTTCCCATGGAAGAACATACAGAACGTTTGCAGATACGTTAGGGGTAGCAGATACAACAGTAATGAAGTGGGAAAGAGGAATAGATAAATATGAGTAGTAAGTTAAAAGTAAAGCCAAAGAAACCCAAGCTTCCTCTTGCGCAGCCTAACCAGGCAGTTCAGGCGTTTGGGCGAGCCATGCAGAATTGCCAGAGTCAGCTTAAAGACATGGAACAGAAAGCCTATGAAGATGGTTTTACTGTTGGTGAGGATTGGAGCAATACGATTAATACCGTCACAACCATGATGGCTCTAAGACGTTTATATGGCTTTTCTACGAAGCGGTTGCTTGATGTGGTAAGAACTGCCAATGGGTACATTGAAATGGCGAATAGGGGCGAAATGAGCGTTCTGAGCATGATACAGGACATTGAAGAGAACACAGATGTAAGATTTGATGAGATGAATAAGAATCTGGTTAAGAAGATGGGAGTATAGATGATTAAAAGAAAGGAATAACACTTATCCTCGTGAAACGAGGTTCCACCTAATCAGAATAGGTTGGGTAAAATTTGATAAATGCTAGACTGGAATGCCTTGGTTCTCCTGCATAGTGTAGAACAGACTAATGGTCAGAGGTAATAACTCCCAAGGTTATAAAGCAGATTGTAAAATTGACATACGGATATTTGTAGTATGGCGTGTGAAAGAATTAATTGAAAAGTCCATAGATAGATTAAAGCTGGCAAGTGATATTTCATTGAAACATTATAATAAACCACTTGTATGTGAGTATTCTGGCGGAAAGGATTCAGATGTACTTCTGAGATTATTCGGAATGTCTGGAATCCCGTTCGAGGTTCATAATTCGCATACCACTGTTGATGCACCGCAGACAGTAAGACATATCAAAAATGTGTTTTCTGAATTGGCAGATAAAGGCATTAAATGTGAGACTGACTATCATGTACAGGAAAACGGCAACCGTCTTACAATGTGGAATCTCATTCCCAGAAAGTTAATGCCACCTACCAGAATCGTTCGATATTGTTGTTCAGAACTGAAAGAGGGCGGGAATCCCAACAGAATGATTGCAACAGGCGTTAGATGGTCTGAAAGCAGTAAAAGAAGCAACAGAAGCCCATTTGAAGTATTGGGGCAGACAGCAAGCAAAAGTATCGGTGTTTCTGATGAGAAAATGCTTATCACCGACAATGATAATACCAGAAGGTTGTTTGAGAATTGTCAGATGAAAGCAAAGACAGTAGTTAATCCAATTATTGATTGGACAGATCAAAATATCTGGCAGTTCATTGGTGAGAAAGACGTTCAGGTATGTGAACTGTATCAATGCGGATATGACAGGTTAGGCTGTCTAGGTTGCCCGCTTGCATCAAAGAAGCAGAGGGAAAAGGAAATGTACGATTTTCCAAAGTACAAGCAAGCCTACATACATTCTTTTGACAGAATGATTAAGGAACGTAAGCGGCACGAGAAAGATACCAAGTGGAGTTGTGGTGAAGAAGTTTATCTATGGTGGATGCAAGATAGCAATATAGTTGGTCAGATGGAATTATCTGATTTTATTGAGTATTAAAATCATGGAGGACTGCACAATAGCGTGTCAGTTGCTTACATGGGGAAAGTGAGGATGACAATGAAAAATAATAATTACGCTTCATTCTTCAAAACGAAGCCAAAGAAGGTAGAGAAATACATTCGTTGCAGAAAATGTGGTGGAAATATGGAATGGAGTAGGGACTTTCCACCACAAATCAAATGTACGAAGTGCGGATATACTGTATATCCAAAACCTTATGAGCCAGATTGTATCAAACTGCCAGAAACATTGGAAGAATATTTTGAATTATGTGAGAAAATAAGGAGGAAAAATGGATAAAATAAAACCATTAAAACCGTGTCCGTTTTGCGGAGGAAAGGCAGAAATTCTGATTAATGAATATAACGATTCAAGAAAAGAATATCTTGTAGCCTGCACAGAATGTGATGGAATGGTTGAACGTTGGAGAGAAACAGAGGAAGAAGCCGTAGAGCAGTGGAATCGAAGAGTAAGTGATAAGGAGGACACAAAATGAAATTATATTTCTACATTTTGGACAGCGACAGAGAATACAATCCAGAAACCAAAACATTAGGAGACTATATTTTCAAGATCAGAGTTGAGGGGTGCGAGGCGATTGAGAAGCCAAAAACCTACAAAGCAGTAACTCGATTTCCAGACGGAATCTACATTGGGTATGTGAAAAAGGAAGATATCGGAACAATTTCTGGTAATTCAACGCCGTACATTGTGTTGACAGTACCGAATTATCAGTTTGTAAAAGATAAATTTTTAGAAAGATATAACGTTGAAATCATCAGACTCAAAAAAGCAATCGCTATGTACGAGAACAAAATAGCTGCGATTGAGGATTATAAGGAGGACACAAAATGTTAATCAGAAGTCAGGATAAAGAAATTTTAATCAATTTTAACAACTCACCGGCAATCAAAATCATGGGAACTAAGGGAGATGTAACAATCATCTGTTCAGATACATATGAGACATTTGTTATTGGCAATTATTCCACCAGAGAAAAAGTTATGAAAGTGCTGGATATGATTCAGGAAGCCTATGCGAACGCAGAGTTAATTCCAATGGCAGTTCCGAATATTGGAAAGATGTTCACAGAAGCGCCAGCATCGAAAGAAAATGAACTTTTGGCTGAAGCTTTTGGAGAAGCGCTTATGAACAAAATGGTCTTTCAAATGCCAGAAGATAGTGAAGTGGAAGCATGAGCGATGGAATGACACTTGTTCAGAACCATATAAGGAGGACTAGATGGGAAGATGTAAATTAGAGTGTCCGGACAATGAAACAGAATGCTGCATCTGCTGTACTAAACAGGATTCCTGCCAGTGCAAATGCGATAAGATGGACAGTTATGAATATGCGGAGGAGTGCGAAAATTATATCGCAGAAGGAGAAAATAATAAATAAATATTTTGCATTAGTTTTAAGCATTGTAAATGCTGCATGCATTGTTGTGAATATAATCAATCAGAAGTGGGATGTTATGACACTTAATATTATAACATGCGTGATATGTATTGCTAATTTTATAGTAAATGATTGAAAAGTGGAGGAGTGCGAAGAATATGTGAAGGAGGAAGAAACATGATTACATTCTTATTAGGACTTACACTTGAAAGCATATTCGGAGTGACCGGACTTGTATGCGTGGCGATCATGTACGATAAGCACCATCCAGACGAATAGAAAGGAGAACGGTATGCTGACAAGGAATAAAAAACTGAAAGACTACGGTATTCCGGCAGAGGACATAGAAAAACTGGATGCGATGCTGAAAGACTTCCCGGCAGAGTACGGATACCTGCTTTCCGGTGCCGCCTTGTCAGCTTGTCCGAAAAACACGGTGATAGCGGATATGG